TGAAAATTCCTCCATTTCTAAACCTGATATTTCAGCAAAATCTTTTAACTTATCCGTAGAGCCCAGTACAGCTTCTTGTATCCTAATGATAGTTCTACTAATGCCGCTACCAGCAGATTCACTTCTGAGACCGACAGAGGACAGGGCAGTAGCAAGAGCCAAGGTATTGGCAGTAGTCAGCCCCGCCTGTTTAGCAGCAGAACCTATGCGTAGCGCGAATTGCACTATCTCTCGCTCTGTCGTAGCAAAATTATTGCCCAAGTGGACTATAACGTTAGCTACATCCTCCACATTGTCTAAGCTTTCTCCCATGATATTGGATAATCGGGCAATACCAGTAGCGGCTTCTTCTATCGATAAGTTAGTCGTTATACTCAATAAGCCAATAACCTTAGTGAACTTCGCGATATCACGGGATTGAACACCCAACTGTCCGGCAAGTTGAGCAATCGTACCTATCTGTGTGATATTAAGAGGGATCTGCGTAGTAAGCTCTATTAGCTCTGCTTTTAATTGACGCAGGCCACCGGCAGTTGTCTTAACTGTCTTCTCTACTCCGACTAGAGCAGTCTCAAACCTTATACTTGCCTCAAGGAGGCTGGTGTAGGGCGTAATGATAGTCTTTACTGTAGACCCTAAGAGCTTAAAAGCAAAGACCAGTCCCGTTATCTTAAAAATACCAGATTGGATGGTCCCACTCATGCCTATGATCGAGCCAGCCAGGCTTTTAAGCGAGTTAGCGTTCTGCTTGCTCTGCTTAGCCATCGAAGCACTAGCAGTCTTAACCTTGGTAAGCTTATCCCCGAACCCGTTGAGGGCTGCGCTCATCTTCTTTGTTTCACTAACCAGATTCTGAAGTAACTTAACTTCTATGTTGATTTTTTTATTGCTCTTAGATGCCATTTACCACTCCTCACGCCTAGCCTTGGCTAATAGACTCTCAGCTTGGTTAGGTGACGTAGTCTTGCCTTTGGTCTGCTTGTTTTCGAAGTCAACTTTACGATCCTCGTAAACTTTAGCTTCCATGAGCGAAGACTTTAGAGCAACGTTATAATCGAATGATATCTCTGAAAGAACGCCGCCGCGTTTTTGGAAAAATGATTTTGGTAGGATTTCTGAAGGTCTTTTACTATACCGTTTCCCTATCAAGTCGAGGACGATGGGTCCGTTTCCTTTAAAAAAAAATCCATATTTTTAATGAAGTCATCACTGAGCTTAGTACTATAATTCGTAATATGCTCAACGAGAAAGTTAGCATCATTCCCTAGGTCCTCTAAAGCTATCTCTTCTTCGGGGCAATCATCAGAGTCACCAAAGAATATCTTAGGGAATATGACACCCTTACTTAGATAAAAAGTAACCGCTCTATTGGTAAACCCCTCCGGATCTTCCTTTTCTATCTCTGCCAGTTGATCCATGCTACTCTTTAATTCGTCTTTAACCGGATCTGCAGTAGCAACGGGAAGGACTCCCATGTCCTTGATAAAATCAAAGATATTGATACGTCTTATTTTATAGGTCTGTCCGGTATACTGAGAAACTACATCCTTAACAAATCGATCTCTAAATTTACTTGGCATAAACTCCTCTTATATTGTAAAGGCTGGTTTTATTACCTATAGGAAAACCAGCCAAAAAAACTATTTGATTATCTACTTTACGCAACAACCCATGAATCAGTGAATGTTAACTTCCAGTTATCATCCGCAGCGGTACCTTCATAAGCTTCGAAATCTATATTCCAAATGCCTAAGCCGCTCTTATCACCCCAACCCACTGTCTTGTATATAGCATTACTCACGACTAAAGTGACGATATTACCAGCCACAGTTCCTGCATTTAGATTAATCGTTGCAGCCGTACCCGATCTCCAGTTCCCAAAGGCATCATGGCTATTTGGCTCTATAGCTGCTGGATCCATACTTCCGCCAGGGGCGCGTTCAGTAATTATGATCCGGTTGATACCAGAACCCGAACCAGCACATGAAGATCTCTCTTCATATATCGTGTTATTAGTATTGAAGTTTAAGGCTTCAATGTTCAGGCAAGCAACAGAGTCAACTAATACCGAACCTGAATCGATCCATTGTGGCGGAGCTAACGTAGTTAATCCCGTAGGTGCTGAACGCGATGTGCTAGCTTCCGTAGTAAGCTGGCCTCGCATCGTGAATTCAGCAATGACAGGAGCATTGGCTCCGTATATTAGATTCATGTTTCCACGACAGTTCACCATCCTATGCTCGTATCCATCAACATGAGCTACAATAGTAACTGATACATCTGAGCCAGCACTAGTAGCTGGCTTATAACTGTAGTTGCTCGATGCAAACGTCTCGAAACCGCCACAAGCTCTGATAGCAGCATGTAGCGGAGGCTTGTTTGCAGCCGTAAAGCTGCCAACAGAAACACCGTTTAAGTAACTTCGAAAGGTGATACCAGCAGGCCTCGCACCCAGGATAGGAGTAGCATTACCCCGACTCAAGTTACCCCCCACCACCTCTGTAAATTCTTGACCTAAGTCGATAGTCCATGGATCTATAAGCTTTACAGCGTCCCCGCTATTAGCTTCCTGTGGTGCCGCATCCGTACCCTCAGTAGTCTCCACTTTGACTAAAAGTAATTGTCTCCTAGTTAAAAACAAATCAGCCATCTATTTATTCCCCCGCATCCTCTATTTTTGCTATTGCCCCAGGCTCTAAACGAACCGTTTTACGCTCAGTAGGCAGACATCCCTTATGAAAGTAGCCTGCAATAGGGGAAATCTGCATATATACAGTCTCACCTAACTTAGTCTCACCATCACAACCCAGGCAAATCACATTAGTCATGCAATTATCAATACATATATATTCAGAATTAATCATTATGTCCATTCCTACTTACTTAAGTTACGATGCCACTATGCAAATATAGCATAATTTAACCCAAAACTAAAGACTTTTATTCGATAATGATTACTGGAACCCCATTCACCAAGGCAGGTACGAGGTATAGGCCATCTTCTAGCTCTATCCTGTCTATATTAAAATTCTCATCCACTTCAGTATCGATGATCCTAAGATCAATAATATCGACTTCATCCATCTTAGCACCCTGCATAAATTGTAAATTCTAATCTTACATTCCATATTCCAAGAAACCCACCTTCTTCTGCTGCTGAAATAAAGGAAACATCTAAGTCTTCCCCTAAGGCTATCTTTACATCACTAAGCCCAAACGCGTTATCCCAATTCCTTCTCTCATTTAAGTAGTCAAGTAAGTCACCTAACACTAAGGATAACTCTCTATCTACTTGATACTTTTCATTATCAAACGTTAGTATGGCAATGGTTAAACTTACATTCATTTGACGGACTGAGAAACTACCCGTATTACTCCCAGCTCCTTCTACTCCCGCGCCGTCGCTTAAAAAGATATTAAGAATAGGTAATCTATCTATTGGAATGTTCTCAAGGGAACCGATATCCTCATCATAGAAGACCGAAACATTCTGAAACCTCGAATCGACCTTGACACCTTCAACTAATGGATCTATAATATGAGTATATATATCAAAAATTGGCATAATGTACCTTACGAACGAACAATTCCACTAAAGAACTCATTTATAAACTTCTCTACTAAAGGATCAGAGATAGCAGCTATATCTACTTCGTCAGGCATTATCCTTCTAGCAGGGATACCATCTTTCAATGTCACCTTATGCGTTTTCCTAAGAGATGGCTTGCCCTTCTTATAGCCAACAGGGAATATCATCATGCTACTGCTCTTTATAGTATAAGTTGGAACGCCTTGGTCATGTATGAGAACCAACTTATCATCGCTATATAAACCAGCAGTAGTCATCGTAGTAAGTGTTTTGAAACTTCCAGCCTTTATTACATCACCTAGCAATATCTTACGGGGTGCTTTGCCCTTCCATTTTCTCGTCACACGAGTCAACGGAGCTGTCTGCACCCATTTACCCTCTCTTAACATTCCCCCCTTGGACCTTAGGTTTGACATAGTCCACTTCTTGAGTGCCCTTGCAAGCCTAGTCGTAGTCCGTCTAAGCGCAGCACGACTCGTTCCCTCTCCACGCCGTTGTATAGCATCTCGCAGCTTCACTAACTCTTCAGACTTAATAATGATCTTCATTTATGCATCCTTATCTGAGTCATCTGTTACACGATCAGGATCAACTCTCATATCAACCCAAGCTCTATCATCAAATACAGACTTCCAATTCTCAGTATTAGACTCGGCAAGAAAGCGATACATCATTACATCGCCACTAGCTACAGGCAGACCTAAACTATTAGTCTCCCATTGCTGTAATATCTTATCATACTCATCCTTGCGCTTCTGTAACGGAGTAGGTATACTCTTCTTTAAGAATACATCAGATAATAGGTCATATATGGCAAAGGTTCTTTCCATGTCCTGGATTAACGGAAACGTGGGACTCACAGGGATCGTATACAGATTGCTCAACCTTGCATTGATTTTATCATGTGCGACTTCTACATATCTTTTAATATCCCAGAAAGTGAGATCAGCTCGACCAATGATAGTTCTGGATATTCGAAGTGTATCAGCTATAGCACTGTAACTAAAAAACGATGTAGGTATTGAACTAATTACTTCCCATTCTGTCCTGGTTCTGTATGTGAGACTACTAGCATCATATCCAACAAACTCAGAAACATAGAAATCCCTAGTTGTAGGGACTACAATGTTTATATAAAATAGCCCCGTAGTAGTACCAGACTCCGCAACTACG